TGCTGCTCAGTCGGGCATTGACCTGACCCTGCAACTTCTGGAACGCGCCCAGGACCGTGTCGATGGCCGCAAGGGCGGTGTTGGTGCCGACAACGTACCCGGTAAGCGCCTTGCCAGTGACGGCAGATGCGCCGATGGTGACGGCAATGGAAGTGCTGCCGGTGCCAGAGGCATCACCCGAGAGGCTGATGCTCTGGTTGCCAGTCAGGTAGCCGGGGTTGGAGCCGGAAGTCACCCGGCCCTTTCCGTCCACTGTCACACTGGAGTAGGTTCCCGCTGTCACGCCAGAGTTGGCCAGCGTGGTCGCAAACGACCCCGAGCCTGATCCGGTAACGTCTCCGGTCAGCGTGATCGTCTGGTCGCCCGTGTTGGTGCCGGACACCGATGCGGTGTTGGCCACCGTCAGGGTTGTCGAGGCGTTGCTGAATGCCAGCGTGCCGCTGTTGGTGTTGACCGTCAGCGTTCTGCCGCCGTTGTTCACCCCCGTGCCGCCGTAGGTCGAACCGATAACAGTTGCCTGCCAAGTGCCGGTGCCAACGGTGCCAAGAGTCGTGATGTTCGATGAGCCGGCCCAGGTGGACAGCGCGGTGTTTTCCACGCTACCAAGCCCGACGTCAGACTTGGTAATCGTCGCCCAGGCCGGAGCCGCAGACACAGAACCGTTGCCCGTTTGGGACAGGAACTGCTTGCCGGTTGTGATGTTTCCTGCAAGTTTGGACAGCGCAGAGGCGCCGCTGGCGTACAGGATGTCGCCAACCGCGTAGGCGGTCTGCCCAGTACCGCCCTTGCCTGCCGTGACCGTGCCCAGAGTCACGGCAATGGACGTCGCGCCAGATCCGGACACATCGCCAGACAAAGTGATGGTCTGGTTGCCGGTGAGGTATGAGGCGTTGGAAGCCCCAGTGACGAGACCCTTGGAGTTCACCGTCACGTTGTTGTAGGTGCCTGCGGTAACTCCCGTATTGGCCAGCGTCAGGCTGATGGCGGTAGAGCCGCTGCCAGAGGCATCACCCGAGATGCTGATTGACTGGTTGCCAGTCAAGTAGGTGTTGGTGTCCAGGCTCCAGGTGTCGGCGGCAGTCTTCCTCAAAAGACCGCTAGTGCCAGCCAGGGCTGCGATAGCAGCCAAGTCTGCGTCTGCCGCCTGATAGGCAGTGCTTGCGGTGTAGGCCGCGCTGCCAAGCGTGCCGCCGCCGCCGATGTTCAGCGTCGAGCCATCCGTGCCGGAGAGAGTCAGGTTGTTGCTGACGGCCAGCGTCTTGGACGTCGTGCCGCCAGCGATCTGGAACCCAGTGGCGTTGGCCGTCAGGGACAGGGCGTTGTAGGTCTTCCCGGTCAGGTTGGGTATGTCAGCGTCCGCAATGGCGCCCCAACTCGGAGCCGCAGAGACAGAGCCGGTGCCCGTCTGGGTCAGGAACCTCTTGCTGGCAAGGGTGTTGCCGGCCAGCCGGGTGTTGCTGTTGGCCCCGTCCCCATAGATCAGATCGCCCAGCGTGGTGACCGGTGACAGGGCGTTGAAGCCCGCCGCCTTAGTCGTGGCACCAGTACCACCGTAGGTGATGCCGATGGTGCTGCCCTGCCACGTCCCAGAGGAGACGGTGCCGACAGTGACGATGCTGCTGGAGCCTGCCGCAGGCGCGTAGGTGGTGCTGGCAGTGAAGGCTGCCGAGCCCAGGGTGCCGCCGCCACCGACGTTCAGAGTGGATCCGTCAGTGCCGGACAGGGTCAGGGTGTTGCTGACCGACAGGGTCTTGGCGCTCGTGACGGTGAGCGTGCCGGTGGTGGTGCTGACCGTCAGGCCGTTGTAGGTCTTGCCAGTCAGGGCAGAGGGCACGTCGGCGTCTGTCAGCGCGTCCCAGGCGGGCGCGGCAGACACCGTGCCGTTGCCAGTCTGGCGCAGGAAGCGTCGATTAGCCGTGGTGTTGCCAACCAGACGGACGTTGTCCGTGCCGTCGCTGTAGATCAGATCGCCCAGCGTTGTCGCGGGAGACAACGCGTCGAAGGCGTCTGTCTTGGTCGTGGCACCCGTGCCGCCTTTGGCAATGCCAACCGTGTTCAGGCCAAGAGTGATCGAACTGCTGCCGGTGACCGGGCTTCCGCTGACCGAGAGGTCAGAGGACGTGATGCCAACGCTGGTGACCGTGCCGCCACCACCAGGGCTGGCCCAGGCAAAGCCGGTGCCGTTCCAACTGAGGTAGGTGGACGCGCTGACAGGGGCCGCGATGAATGAGGTCGCGCCAGCGGCAGTCTGGTATTGAATCTGGTTTGCCGCCCCGCCAGCGATGTTGGTTGCGGTGGTTGCAGAGGTAGCCGTTGAAGCCGACCCAGCAGAGCCGTCGATGCTGACACCAGCCAGTGACAAATTTCCTGACGGGCGGTTGATGGCAATGCTGGTAGTGCCAAGGAAGAACGTCTGGTTGTTGAGCGGCAGCGTTCCCGAGGTGGCGGGGAACGTGACCGTGACCCCGTCCGTACCGTCCAGCGTCAGCGTCTTGTTCAGCGTCAGCGTCTTGCTGGTGGTGCCGCCGGCAATCGAAAAGCCAGTGGCCAGAGAGGTCAGTGTGAGGCTGTTGTAGGTCTTCCCGGTGAGCGCACCAGGGAGGTCAGCGTCGGCAATGGCCGCAGCACTCCAGGTGTCTGCCGCCGTGCGACGGACGAAGCCCGTGGTGTTGAGACTTTCCACGCCGGCAAGGTCATTGGCCAGGGCCAGAGTTGGGTTGCCTGACACGCCGTCGCCGTTGGTCACCGTGATGCCGGCAGCAGGCTGGCTGATCGTGCGGACAGCAGCCGTGCCAGTTCCAGTGCGGGCCACAAGGCCGTTGGCCGCAAGGCCGGCAATGGCTGTGAGATCGCTGTCGAGCGGCTGGTATCCGGTACTCAGATCAGACGTCAGGGCAATGGTGCCACTGGCGTTGGGAACCGTGAGGGTGCGCGTGGTTCCAGTGCTGACTCCGGAAACCTCGAAAGCGACCTTCTTTGTGGCGTCGACGTTGTCCTGGATCGTCGTGGACGAGTCAATGGTGCTGAACGTGACGCCAGAGATCGTGCCGCCAGTGATGTTGACGCTGCTTGCCGCCTGGGTGGCCATCGAGCCCAGGCCGAGATTGGTGCGGGCTGTGGCGGCGCTGGTGAGATCAGAGAGGTCGTTGTCCTTCTGAAGCATCTGCAAGGCAGACGCTGCGGTGTAGCGGTTCTCGACGTAGCAAGTCGTGATGCCATCGCGTGAACGAGCCGTAGTGCCGTCCTGGCCCCGCACAACCGTCCAGTTATTGCCCAGGGTGGCGGTGACCCTGACGATCTCGATGTTGATCTCGGTCGCGCCAGAGACTTCGTACATCGTGGCGTAGAAGTAGTCCCCGCCCGCCAAAGCAGGGAATGAACTCCCACTTGCAACAGTGATCGAAGTCTGAGTGTTGTTGATCGAGCCGCTCAGCGTAGTGCTGGCGTTGTTTTTGAACTGCAACGTCATATCACTCGTCCTTCACACGCACCACGAATTCCACTTGCTTGACGCGCCCCGCGTTTGAAGTGGCCGTCACGGTAAGTTTGTATCGAACGCCGCTGGTGCCGCCAGAAAGCCACTGCTTGTAGGTCTTGCCATCTGCAAGAACAAACGTCGGGCCAAGGGTTAGTCCAGACGGGCTTACGACAACATCCAGCGGTATTGGAACCGGGGGATCGCCGGAAGTGGCGAGAAGGTCGCCGTCGTCCAGGATTGCCGAGAAGTCGATGTCGTAATCGAGCGATTCGGCGGGCTGCTTTTCAAAGGTGCCGAGGATCATGATGTGACTTCCATGCGTCTGGAACTGAGTGGCAGAACCATCGTGCGCTCAGACGGCGCTGGCGTCCTGGCGGCGTAGTCGGCTGCCGCGATGGCGTAGGAGACCGTGGCAATGGTGGTTGCGCCAAAACGCATCTTCAGACCAGCCAAGGCTGATCCTGGAGCCGTTGCAGAAACCTGCGCCCCACCCACAGAGATCTTGAACCTGGGTGTGATGCTCTGCGCCAGGGCCTGAGCCAACTGGGAATCCAGAGTCAAGCCTCGACGGAAGCGGAACGAGGCGTTCTGGCCAAAGCCTGTCGCGGTCGCAGAGGCCCCCAGGGCAATCTTTCTGCGCGTGGCCACTGTGCCGGTAGACACGCCTGACGCAGAGGCCCCAAGGCGGAACCTAGCGGTCGTGTGAGCCGTCGAAGATGCCGTTGCTGTGGTGTTGGCGGAGCGCCGCGTCTTGACCCTGATGTCAGCCGAAGTGGATGCGGAGGCGTCTGTAGCGGCTCCCGCAATCTCCAGGCGGAACGGGATGACGCTGCTGGTGATCTTGGCGTCGACGATGGCGCTGCGCGGCACCCTCGAGTACACGCCTTGCGCCGAGGCCGAAGCAAGCCCAGATGTCTGAGCCCCAAGCCTGAACCTACGGATTGCGGTTGCGCTGACCGTCGCTGTTGCACTCTGGTCAACAGGATCAAATTTGATCTTGCTGACGACGCCAGCCGACGAAACGGCAAAAGCCTCCGTCGAGGCACCGATATTGAATCGGGCCTTGGTCTGGGTTAGCGGGCTACTTGCTGTTGCGTTTGTCGTTGCCCCTGCGGTAAGCCGCAGGGTGAAGAACGACATTGACGCATCAATCGTGACCTGTCCGACCAACTGGACAAGCGAGAGGCCGGTCTCCGATCCAGGAAAGGAGACGCCATTGATCTCGTTGCCGTTGATCGCATTGAGACTCATGTGATGACGAGAGAGATGTTGCCCTCCGGCACCACCACGCTGTCACCCACGGTGACTAGGCGGGACTGGGCAATGTTTCCTGAGTAGAGGACGTTGCCCTCACCCACTGTTTCAGAGTCCCAGATCGCCCAATGCGTGATCGTCTGCGCCGATGGCCCCGTTGAAGCGGGAAACACCAGGGGGGCGCCATTGGTCACAACGACGCTTACCTCTCCTCCGCCCAGTTGCACGTCCTGGTCGGAAGCCAGACTGTTCAGGGCCTGTCTTGCATACGCCCCATAGGAGGCTTCTGCGCCGTACGTCGCATCGTTTGGCGCCGATGTGTGCAGCGCAAGCCATAGGCTCGGCGGCGGCGTCAGCGCCGTCCGCAACGGGTTCAACGTCGAGTCGAACAGTTGCAGGGCTAGGTACTTCGACAGCCCTGACATGATTAGGTCAGGTTGATAACCAGTTGGCTGGCCGGGATCACCACCACGTCACCAGACTGCACCGAGCGGCTGGACGACAGCGAACCCGAGTACATCAGGTAGGCGCTAGTGCCAAGCGACTGGTCAGACCAGATGGCCCAGTGGGTCACGGTCTGCGTGGCGCCGGTCGACGCCGGGAAGTTGATGTCGGCAGTGTTGGTAGCCGACACCGTCTGCTCTGGCGCAGAGCCAGTAGTCGAAGATGTCATCACCGAGGCAATGTTCACGCGGGCGTAGCCCGAGTAGGTTGCCTCATTGCCGCCAGAGTTGTCGTCGGGAGACGAAGTGTGGAGAGACATCCACACGCCAGACTTGGCGGTCAGGCTGGTGCGCGATGAAGCCAGCGTTGCGTCGAAGATCGACTGCGCGAGTGCTCTAGAGAAGCCGGGCATGTTTACTCCTGTAATTGCCTGGGTTGAACGCGAAGCGACGCTGACGTCATCGCCCGAAGAATTCTAGGCGGGGGCCTCCGTCAAATTTCTTTTACCTTGACGAGGATGTCGCCCTGTTTTACTCGCCCGCCGACCGTCGTGATCGTGGCGCTGACCTTGTAACTGGAGCCGTCCGTTCCGCCGGAAACGAACACCTTGACCACGCCCTCGGTCCTGGTTGAGGCCAGGATCGTCAACCCAGTTTCTGCAACTGCCGTGTGGGTTGATGCAATGTCGTTGTGAAACTCCAGGTAGTCGGTGAAGTCGATGTCGTAATCCTGGACCTCGACCGGCTGTTTACTGAACTTGGCCAAGATGCTGCTCATACCGAATCCTTAGAGTGGGACGGAGATGGACGTTGAATTCCCGGTTGACGGCACCTTGGCCGAGTTGGAGGCACGAACCACCCTGGCGACAGAGTCGCCGCCAACCGCTTTTGCGTAGTTGGACTGAATTGTCGCCGTGGCTTTGTACGCAGCGGCAGACTTGATGTAGGCGAACAGGATTGGCGAATACGTCTGGCTGGCGTTGTCCAGACGCCCCACCAGGGCGCTGTAGACGGACAGCAGAGATGGCTGGAAGAAGCCGTTGACGTTGAACGCCGAGGTGGCCGAGTAGCCATCCTCTGAATACCCGCCCTCGACGTAGTCCGGGAATGTGAGCGGATAGTTGTTGGATGTTGATGGAACGTAGAAGGCGCTGACGTTTGTTGCCGGAGATGGCGAAATCCTCTGGCCCGACAGCACCACCGGGCTGAACACCTCGTCTGGGTCGGTGTGCAGACTCGGCGTGCGCGAGATGGGCCCCGGCAACAGGGACGGGACGTACAGGCTGCTCGAGTTGACCAGCAGGGCCGGAGACCTGTCGGCAGGGCCAACTGTCCTGGTCGGGACGTAGACCACCGACGAGTTCGTCAGCAGAGCCGGCGCTACGAGTTTGATGTCGGAGACGACAGGCGTGTACAGCGTGTCGCCGTCCGTGAGCAGTGCAGGCGCCCTGGAGACGGTTGTGGACCGCGTAGGCGTGTACAGGGTGCTGCTGTTGTTCAACAGCGCCGGGGCCACAGATACGGTTGCCGACCGGGTAGGCGCGTACAGCGTGCTGGTATTGGTCAGCAGTGCCGGCGCTACAGCGGTAGTCGGCCTGACAGTCGGCGCGTAGTGGGCGTTGCTGTTCGTCAGCAGCGCCGGGGGCACGACATAGACAGTCGTCGGCGTGTACAGGACCGACGTATTGGTCAGCAGGGCCGGAGTGCGGCTGACAGGCCCCGTGGTCCGTGTCGGCGTGTACAGGACGCTGGTGTTGGTCAGCAGTGCTGGCGCCAGCGAACCGAACGTGTACACCGTTGGGGCGTAGAACGTGTCTCCGTCCGACAGCAGCGCCGGGTTCAGCGAGTAGGTCAGCGCCGTCGTGGGCGCGTACAGAACGCTGGTGTTGGTCAGCAGATCCGGTGTACGAGAGACCGGGCCAACAGACGACGTCGGCGCGTACAGCGTGTTGCTGTTCGACAGCAGCAGGGGCGCAATGTTGACGCCCTGTATCGGTGTGATCTCGATCCACGAGATCTGAACCCTCAGGTCGAACGCGACAGACGGCGTGTAGAACGTCGGAGTGTTCGAGTACAGCGACGGCTGGACCGAGTAGGTTGCCGCACTCGTGGGGTCGTACAGCGTGCTGGTATTGGTCAGCAGGCTTGGCACCCGGCTCACCGACCCCGGGACTGACGTGGGGGCGTACAGCGTGGATGCGTTGGTGAGAAGCGCAGGGCCCAGCGAGTACGCGGTCGTGCGCGTAGGCGTGTACAAGACGCTGGTGTTCGTGTACAGGCTCGGCGTGACGCTCTGAGTTGGCGCAGACCCAACTGACACCGTAGGCGTGTACAGCGTCGAGGAGTTTGTCAGCAGCGTCGGAGTGCGCGACACGGCCCCAACAGAACTTGTCGGGACGTAGAGGGTGTCGCCGTCAGTCAGCAGCGCAGGGGAAACACTCGTCGTTGGCGCCACCGAAGGCGTGTACAGCGTCGAACTGTTCGTGAGCAGGCTCGGCGCAACGCTGTAAGCAGTAGAGCGGCTAGGCGTGTAGAGCGTGCTGGTGTTCGTGTGCAGCGCAGGCGCAACCGAGTACGTCGCCGCCGATGTCGGCGTGTAGAGCGTGTCACCGTCACTGAGCAGCGCGGGCGCAATGCTCTGGGTTGGCGCGGCTGCGGAGACGCTCGGGGTGTAGAGCGTGCTGGTTTCGGTCAGCAGCGCAGGCGTTCTCGATACGGCGCCCGGAGTGGCTGTCGGCGTGTAGAGGGTATTGCCCGCGCTTAGCAGGGCCGGCGCAATCTGTTGACTTGCAGCCGACTGCGTGACCGTGGGCGTGTGGAACTGGCGCGGGAGAACTACGTCATAGGTGGCGGCATATGTCTGGGTGGAGGTTGAGCCATAACTCAACTGCGGACCCGCAACCCGGAACGTGAAGTCTATTGACTGCGCGTTGGTGATTGAGCATTGCAGCCAAAGCGCGGCACGAGTGGTTGCGCCGCCAACCAGCACCCGTCCGACCTGATACCTTGAGGATGTACCAGTAATGCCAGACAACGTATTGCCAATGGCGCCCGTAAGGGAGCCGCCGGCAGCCAGTTCTCTCAGAACGATCTGGAACTGCGACGGGACTGTCCCTGACACAAGCGACACAAAGGCGCTTCCGTTCCAAGGATCCCCAATTACTGCCGGGGCGATGTCCTCGATGTAGACGCCGTTGTCGAACGACCCGGTGCCAGTGCCGAACAGGCGGATGTCAACGTACTCTCTGCCGTTGACGTCAATGCCGTTGGCAACGATCTGACTGGAGATGCCTGCGCCAGTGACGACCGACCAATATTTTGGCGCGGTGCCGGGGGTGCCGGTAACGGATCCAAGAGCCGCGCTGTTGCGGACGTAGTTGACGCGATCAAAGCGCAGCAGCGGCGGAAGGATTTCCGGCTGTGGCCGCAGCGCAATCGTGATCTCTGCGTTGGTGACGCTGACTGTCGTCGTGCAGGTAGAGGTGCCCGTCGCACCCGCCGTGGCCTTGGTGCCGGTAACGACGACAAAGCCGCCGCCGTGGCCAGCGTTGGAGCCGCCTTCGCCACGCTCGGTGATGCTGGTCAGGTTGGCGTTGGTGACGGCGCCAAATGTCGCAACGCTGGTGGTGTCATCCGGCCGCGTGGCGATCAGGACGATCAGGGCACCATTAGTGACGGTGGTGATCGAGTCCCACGTTACGGTGGTCGATGCGGTCGTCTTGACGCCCGTGACCGGGGTCGCATCAAACGGAGTGGTCGGATCGACGCCCCGGAACGTGACGATGCGGGCGACTTGGTGGTCGCCGGAGTCGCCTGTGTTGACGTTGGCTTCCGCCGCGCTCGCAGCGAAGCGATACCAGACCTGAAGTTTCGAGCCGGCGGCTGACGCTACGTCAGTGACCGGCGATCCTGTAACGGCCAGCCAACCAGCCGGTGGCGTAAGGGTCGTGCCCTCGCCGCCTGTCTCGATGACCAGAATGCCAAGGTCGCCGGCGACGTGAACCGGCCACGCGACCGCCTGCGAGGCTGCGCCCGCAGACTGGTTGCCGATTGCCTGAAATACAGCGGCCACGGTTTACTCCGCCGGCCTCCACGCGACCACAAACGCCGCGTCAATCGGCGCCGCGTTGGGGTTGTCGTTGAGGTGAGCCCACCAGTTGGTGTCAAGCCACTCGGCCTCTAGTTCGAGTCCGGTGGACAGGGTCACGATGACGACCCCGGAGCCGTCAGGAGGTGCGGGAGGAAATGCCGGCATGATCTACCTCAGATGAAGGGGGGCTCATAACCGGGCTGGCCCAGTTTGTTGCGCTGGTAGTAGAAGCCGATGCCGGTCACGAAGACGTCGCCAGCGAAAGTGTCCAAGGGATTTCCGCCGTCGCGGAAGAACCGGATCAGGAACCGCATATTCGGCTGCACTTGGCTGCCGGGGATCGTGTCCTCAAAGAACTTGGTGTGGTGGTGGTAGGTCATGTTGGTATGACCAGCCGCCTGCGTGTACACCGTGGCCGGCACCGAGAACTCGTGGTTGGTCGGCGCAGTCGGTGAGCCGTAGGCCCATGCGTAGGTGAACTCCATGCCAAAGCGGACAGACCCGCTGTCGGTGAAGTTGCCGGGGCTCCACTGCACAGCCGCCCGCAAGTCTGTTCCCGCCGCGTAGTCCATCGGCACCGCGAAGGAGGTGTAGGCACTCGACAACTGTCCTTGGAAGTAGGCGTACTCGTAGATGCCGCCCCGGAACAGCGTCAGTTGTGGCGCATCCACGTCGTTGGGTCGCACCTCAGGCGTGACCGCAATAGAGGCCCAGCCCTGCGCCGTGCGGGCGTCGAGGTCGTTGAAGTTGCCGTCCAACTCGCTAAAGGACAGCGGAGTCCCTTTGGTGGATCGCAGGGTGATCGTCATTGCTGGACCTCAATGCGCACGCGGGCGGCGGTGCCGCTCGTCGTCACGCTCAGTTCGTAGGTGATGGGGGTTTGGGTCAGGGCCTGCCACGATCCAGTGCCGACCGTGGTGCCGGATGCGTCCAGCAACAGAGCGCGAATCTGTCCGGTGGTGCCGGTCCTGCGTGCGCGGGTGCGGACGTTGTAGGTGCCGGCGTCCAGCGTCGAGGAGAGGCCAAATACGGCAGGCCCGGGTGACCCGCTCAGGCTCGGGCTGATGATGTAGTCAACGTCAGAGGCCACCGACTCGTCAATCATGTCGTAGAGGACAGCGCCACTCGATGCGGTCCAGCCGGTGGTGGTGATGTCGCTGCTGGGGCGGGAGATCGTGACGCCGCTGATGACCGCGCCGATGGTGCGGGTCACTGGCTTGAAGATTTGCCACGGGTTGGCGCTGATAGACGCGATCTCGCTGGCCGTCAGGGCGCGGTTCCAGTAGCAGAACAGAGCGCCGTCTGTGCCGGTGTCGGCGTTCGTGTTTCCCGTCCTGCGTATACCGCCGAGACACGCCCTGTCAAAGGCTGAATTGTCGCCCGTAGATTGAATACTTATACTGCCATTATCAAGTGTGCCGTTCCAATAAACATCTAATGATGCGCCAGTAGCAACAGCACACAGCGCGACTTTTGCGGCGGATACCGTATTAAGGTTGTTATTAAAAAATCTGTTTGTGTCTCCAGATGTCTGCCGAAGAATAGTCTTGTTTCCAATTTGAGTTGTGCTGAACTGAAACGCCAGAACTTGACTTCCTGTAGACGACCCCAGTCCTGCAACAAGGTTTGGATTTGCTGTTCGGTTAATAGACCCAGCGTAAAGCATTGTCATAGGGTCACTTACACCAGACACCGGGACAAACGCCAGACCAGCGTTGTTTCCTTTCAACGATCTGCCAAAAGCACTAGTTCCATAAGCCATCGTGCCGCTGTACGTCGGTCGTCGATTCTTTACGTGCTCAAAGTACGGCGACAAGGCGCACTGCAACCCCCGCGTCAGCGGATTGCTCCAATCAATCTCAACCGCGCCCTGCGGCTGGCGGGTCCATCGCTTAGGCGGGATGTAGAACGCGGGGGTTGTGGATGCGGCAGGCAGTAGTAGCTGAATGCCGTATCCGGTGTAGTAGGCGTTTTTGGCTGTCGTGTAATTGCCAGTGGGGCCAGCGGACAAATTGTCTGCTATGGCAATTAACGAGGCTGGGCCGTTTAATGCAGAAAGACTAGACTTGACGGAAATACTGGGCGTGGGGTCTGGTAATTGGTTTGTGCGCTGCCACTCCCACATCACAACCATCAATGAATCATTGGCGGCTGCTGTGACACTTGGGGCTATAAAACTTGTATTTGCATCTTCCTGCAACAAAGCCAAGCCAGATATATTTCTGCTTCTCCCGCTAAACGCCGCGATCTGCAAAACAACATCGTTGTTGGCGTTCCAGACCCATGTGAAATCGGTGGCCGCACCACTTGCGGTATAAATAACAAGCCGTTCATCAACAAGCCCGGGGATGGTCTGTCTTGTCCATCCCGCTGGAGGCACTATTGGGATTTGCGGCAAAACGCGAGCCAGCACCGCAACCAATAGGTCTGTCGGTTGTGTGCCAGAGGGCAGCGATCCAGTAATAAACTGGACATTAGAACCAACTGCGGAGGAGATGCTCCGATAGCCTGTCGTCGCAGCCTGCTGCTGCGCGGCTCCTTGCAGCAGCGGGGTGAACCACATTTAGGTTGCTTCGCCGTCTACGGTCTGGTAGTAGACGCTGCCGGTGGTCAGCGCGGCCCCTGTTTCGTTCTTGCAGATGACCTTGACCGAGTGTGGCAGCACGCCACCGCAGGCCCCGGCAATGCTGAACGTCGCCCGCTGCTGGGTAGAGTTCGTGTTGCACGGGACCACGCCAAGGAATACGAGGTTCGGCTCGTCCGTGGCGGTCGTGCCTGACTCCGGGCCGGTGCTGAAGTTTGTGCCGTCCAGCGACTCCTTGAGGAAGACCACCACCTGCTTGTTGCCGGTGACAGTGCCGGGGGTGACAGCGACTTCGAGCAGAACGTCCAGCGGCGTCTTGCTAGCAGTAGCCAGCGTGATCGTGCCTGCACTGACGTAGGTCGCGGTGGTTCCAACAAGGCCGTCCAGCGCCGTGGTGGTGAGCGCGGTACGAGTACCGAGCGTGTACTTGATGGTCGTCATGCAACACTCCTGATTGACCACTCAATCGTGCGGTCTGTGCCTTGCTGCCGGAGCAGTGTCACGGTCCAGCCGTGCATCAACAACAGCGCCGGGGTGACGTAGACGGGCTCAGACTGCACGCCAGAAAGGATGACTTCCTCGATCACGCGCTGGGTGCTGCTGGAGCGGGTCTTCTCGTAGATGCGCAGGCGGTACTGCTCGGTACTCGTCAACGCATTGAGGTCGAGGTAGACCTGATAGATGCCGTCTACCGTTTGCGCCGACACGGTGGTCGATGCGCTCGGGAGGTCGTACTCGGTGGTGCTGATCGAGGCAGATCCAGCGAAGGCTTCGGAGATGGCCATTTAGTCGGCCCTCCAGTAGATCAATCGGACGTATCCGTTTCCGCCAGCGCCGCCCCCCGCTTCACCACCACCGCCGCCCCCGCCAGCGCCATAGGCCGTTGATGCGCCCCCAGCAGCGCCACCATCCCCGCCGGACCCTCCGCCGCCAAAAGCGGAGCAGCCACCATCGCCGCCGCCTCCGCGACTAATGGTTCCAGCATTTGTGTTTCCTGAGGCGCCAACTCGGATGGTGGGGCCTCTAAAAAATCCGATATTTGTGGCTGTACTTTGATATGAGGCGCCCTGCCCACCTGCTGTATTCCCAGTCGCGGCACCACCACCACCGCCGCCCCCGCCTTGCGCTTGTGCAAAACCGCCCCAAAGCGTAGCGACTTGAATGTCTACGGTCCCACCAGCACCAGCGCCTGCTGCGCCTGCTGTGCCGCCCGCGTTGGTGGTAGCGCCGCTTCGCCCGCCCGCCCCGCCTGCGGCAGATGCGCTAGAGGCCCCCGCTGTTGCGGGATTGCCTGCGCCCTTCAAAACAAGGGTAGTGCCGTTGGCGGCGGGGATATCACACATCGGAAGAAGGCCCGCGATGGTGGTGTTGCCCGCCCCACTTCCTCCCCCGCTGCCTGCGCTGCCTCCCGCGCTGGCAGCGCCGAGCGTTACAACCAGCGAACTGCCGGGGACAACCTTGAGTTGTGCGCCGATTGCGGATACGCCGGAGCCTCCGCCGCCTCCGCCGCCGACACTTGTGTTGGCCCCGGCAACACCGCCACCCGCGCCGCCGTTACCAGCGCCACAGCCGTCAAGCGATATGGTCACAACACCGCTCGGCACCGCCCACGTCCAAGGGCCGTTGGTGGATGTTGCGTCTGTCACACCATCCGTATTGACGCCCGTCCCCCGGATGAACTCGACAACGTGCTGACGAAGAACCGGCCCGCCGATAATGGCTGCACCTCCGGGTGAGAGAAGTTCGTGCCGTCGTGCAGATCCCCCGGACCCCACTCGCGCAGGGCCTCGGTGCGCTCGATGCAGATGTGGTCGGGGTAGAACTGCTGCGCCCGCGCCACCGAGTCGGCGCAGATGCAGTTCTCGACTACCCCGTCTTTGACGAGCAGTACGTCCATTACAGTTGGAAGATGCCGCTGGCGTTCCAAGTGATGGTGATGTCGCCGCCGTTCGGGGTCACCGCCGTGAACGAGTCGACGAAGGCGACCAGACGCGAAGTGGCCGCCGTGCCGGTGTCGACGTAGATCACCAGCGCCTCGACCGATACGCCGCTGACGCCCGTAAAGGTGACGTCTTGCGCGTCGAACAGACCGTTCACGAAGGTCTTGGTGGCGAGGGTAGGCTGCGAAGCCTGCGCCGGGCCAACGATGCCGGTCAGCGACGAGTAGAACTCGTGCGCGGCGCTGTAGGTGTAGGTGCCGGTGTCGACCAAGGCCACCTTGACCGTGCCACCCAACGATGAGTTGGCAGTGGCTTGGAGGATGGCTTCCTTGAACTTCGGGTAGATTGCGCTTGCCATGATGGTTCCTTTGGATGGCGGTTATAACTTGACCAACTTCACGCTCAGGTTGGACCTGACGTGCCCGTGGGTTGCCCGCTGACGGGCGACGTTGAGGCCCTGGATGAACATGCCCTTGTGCATGGCCGCAGCAGAGACGTTGGTGTACGCCTTGCCAACGGACGACAGCAGGCGCCCGAGGGCACCAGAGGCTATGGTCTCCGCGTAGTCCTCGAACACCACGTCCTCGATGCTTGTCGAGGAGCGGGTGGGCTTCAGGGCGACGCGCATTGTCAAGCCGTTGACGTAGTCCTTGTCGGGCATCGGCCAAAGGCTGACAGTGCGCTCGTCCTTTTGCAGGAATCGTGTGGGAGTGCTGGCAGCGTCCTGGTACTCGGGGAACTCCCGGTTGTAAACGGCAGCATCACTCACGACATCAGGAGGCAGCGGGCCCAACGGAAGATGGTTGAGCCACGCCTTCATGATCTTGACGACGAGGTAGCCGCTGGGCGGCTCCAGGTCGTAGTCCACGACACCCTCTTGCACAGTCACAGGATCGTGGTCGCGGGTCAGCACGAGGCTCTTCTCGCAGAACTCGATACAGGTGTCCTTGACAGCCTGGAGCGCGGAGATCTCCGAGCATCCGGGCACCTCGATCAGCACCCGCGAGAGGAAGTCCTCGTACAGCGCCATCAGACACCGCCGGCCTGGATTGCCGCAGCGTTGGGCATGGAGCCCTTGCTGTTGAGGTCAGGCGAGAACGCCACGTCCTTCTGGGTCTTGATGCCGAGCATCGAGTACACCGTCTGGAGGTAGCCGGCAGCGAGTTGCGGGTTCTGCGAGAACTCGGCGTCCTTGCTGTAGGCGCGGTACATGACGTAGTTCAGAACCGCCTCGAGGTAGATGTCGGAGACAGTCAGCACTGCGTCCAGGGAGGCCGCGATGGTGGTGCTGTTGGTGCCGTCGTAGACGATCTCGGTGGGGGAGACCGAGTACATGACCTCGATCTTGGTGCCCGCCACGGCAGCCGGGTAGACGTAGTACGTCTTGGGATCCCGGTTGTCGTAGATGAAGTGCTTGATGGTCCCGGCCTGAGTCA